AGGTGGAGGCGCAGCAAAAACTGGCGCGTCTGGCCATTGAATCTGAAAGAGTCAAGTCCACACAGGCGCAGCGTGAGAGGTTAAAAAAGGAAATGGTGGCACGCGGGGTTAACCCAAACCAGCCACAAATGCCCCAATACCCTCAATATCCGCAGCAACCACCTCCGCCACCTCCACCTGATCCAAAGGCAGAGTCGTGGGCGGAGAAAAACAAGTGGTTCGGGGAAGATGAACCAATGACCTTGACATCCTTCTCAATTCATCGTAAGATAGTGGAAGAAGGATTTGACCCTTCGTCCGATGACTATTATAGTGAGATAGACAAGAGGATGAAGGAAACATTTCCTCACAGATTTTCCCCCGATGGGGGATCAGTTTCGCCAACTCAAACGGTCGCTTCGGCAAGTAGGGGTGGACCAATCAGGCGCAAGGGCACAGTGAGACTCACACCGTCACAAGTAGCCATTTCAAAAAAACTAGGTGTGCCACTAAGCGAATATGCGAAATACGTGAAGGAGTAGGCATATGAATATTAAAAATATAAAAACAAATAAACTACCATCACGCGAGTCTGAAACCAGAGAGAAAGTTTCTCGAAGGAAACCATGGGCTCCGCCGTCAACACTAGACGCACCACCTGCACCACCAGGATTTGTCCATAGGTGGATTAGGGCCGAGTCTTTAGGACAGCTGGATCAAAAAAATGTATCCGCTAGACTAAGGGAAGGTTGGGAGTTTGTCCGCGGGGACGAATACCCTGACGTTGAATGGCCTCAAATTGATTCAGGTAAATATAACGGTGTCATAGCTGTTGGAGGATTAATGCTAGCGCGAATTCCGAAGGAAACGGTAGCAGAGCGTAAGAAACATTTTGCACAAGTAACGCAGGATAAGGACGACGCGATCGCTAACGATCCCTTGAAGGACCAACATCCTAGCATGCCAATCTCGAAAGAGAGAAGCACTCGCGTAAGTTTTGGTGGCAAAAGAAACACTTAGTTTCCTCCACAAAAATTACACAATTTTTACACACCCATGGGGGGTGTGTAATAACAATTTACTATGAGGAAAAATCATGGCTAATAAAGACGCGCCATTTGGTTTTAGACCTGTAGGTGAACTTGGAAGTGGCATTCAAAACGGTGGTACTTCTAAGTATAAGATCGTTTCAGGGGAAACTGACGTTATTTATAAAGGTGATGTTGTACAATTAGAAACTTCTGGTTGTATAACTGTTAGTGGTAATACTACTACTGGAAACATTGGAGTATTTAACGGTTGTTTCTACAACGATCCAACTACGCAAAAACCAACTTGGAAAAATTACTACCCCGGTAGCATTACACCTTCTGTGGGTAATATTGATGCGTTCGTCTATGATGATCCAAACATGCTCTTCGAAGTTCAAGCTAATGGAACTATAGCACAAACAGCAGTTGGAGACAACTGTGACCAAGTTTATGCTGCAGGTTCTACCATTAATGGTGCTTCTAAATCTGAGTTAGGCTCCGTCGCTGGCGGAACTGCTCAATTTAGAGTAGTGAGAATTTCAGAAGATCCAGATAATAGCGATATTTCTAGTGCAAATTCAAATTGGATCGTAAGATTCAACGAACATCTGTACTATAATAATGCTGCTGGGGTTTAACCTATAGGAGGAATTGAACAATGGTAATTTCAAGAATGCAATTGGTCAAAGAACTCGAACCAGGTTTAAACGCTTTGTTTGGGTTGGAATACGACCGCTACGAAAACCAAGATAAGGAAATCTTTGATACAGAGAGTTCCGATCGTGCGTTCGAAGAAGAAGTAATGCTAGGTGGTTTTGCCAATGCAGCTGTAAAACCTGAGGGTCAAGGCGTAAGCTACGAAGACGCTCAAGAAACTTACACTGCAAGGTACACCATGGAAACCATTGCTTTGGCTTTCGCATTAACCGAAGAAGCCGTAGAGGACAACCTTTACGACAAGATTAGCACTCGATACACAAAGGCATTGGCACGTTCAATGGCCAACACTAAACAAGTAAAAGCGGCTAACATTCTCAACAGAGGATTCAACAGCTCTTACCTTGGTGGCGATGCGAAGGAGCTTTTAGCGACTGACCATCCTACACTTAGTGGGGACCAAAAAAACGAATTGACAACTGCTGCCGACTTGAACGAAACTTCGCTCGAGCAGGCTCTTATCGATATTGCTGATATGAAAGACGAAAGAGGATTAAAAATTGCTCTAAGGGGCATGAAACTAATCATCCCAGTCAATCTTCAGTTTAATGTAGAAAGATTGCTAAAATCACCAGGACGACCAGCAACTGCTGATAATGACATCAACGCTGTAAAATCAATGGGAATGATTCCACAAGGTTATGTGGTAAACAATTTCTTGACTGATACAGACGCTTGGTTCATTAAAACGGATGCTCCTAACGGACTCAAACACTTCACTAGAGCTCCTATTCGTACTGCGATGGAAGGCGACTTCGATACTGGAAACGTTAGATATAAAGCGAGAGAAAGATACAGCTTCGGCTGGTCTGACTGGCGTGGAATATTTGGCTCACCAGGAGCATAAAATTAATTAAGGAAGGGCGAAGTTAGTTCGCCCTTCCTATCCTAGTAAATAGTTATGCAGACTGGCTAGGCAGACGGTATAGAGACGGCATAACAAATGGCCTATACAGCCAAGGAGTACAAATGGGTACAACAACTTTTTCGGGTCCGGTAAAATCGGGTCCAGTAATTAGCGGAGCCACATCAGGTGGTTACCGTGGTCGTGATCTTAAGGACACTAACTGGGTATCAAACTCATTAGTTCGTTATTTTCAAGAACCAAGTGCATTAGATGCAGACGGCATTGCCACTGCACAAACACCTACAGCTGCGGGTAACTTGACATTGGATGGCGCTTTAACTGCTACCATTAATGGTAATTCAGTTTACGCACCTTCAGTTTCCAGTACAGCAGGAACTGCTGACGGAGCGTGGGCGAGAAAAATCGGCATCACAAGTGATGGCGATGATTCAGGTGTAACTTTCACTGTTTACGGCACTGATGTAAATGGCAAAGCTTTAAGCGAAGCGGTCACAGGACCGAATGCTACGGTGGCTTATACTACTAACAGTACAGCTGCTAACTTTAAGAGCGTGACTAGAATCGCTATAAGCGCGGCTGGCACTGGTAACATTACCGTGGGAACAGCGGCTGTGGCAGCTGATGTCTATTGCAGAGCGCTGGGAACTATTCCTTACCAATCTACCGTTACTGGTATTAAGGTCTGGGTAGGAGAAGCGTTTAATGCTGGAACAGCGGATCCAATGGAAATTGGAAAATCCGATGATCCGGATTATTTAGCTGACGTTGCTACTGCAATTATGAGAGCAGTTACAACTACTGGTAATACTGGCGGAGCTGTGACTGTGGATGCTACTCAAAATGCAGTTTGGAAGAGTATATCCCAAGCTGATACTGGTGCAGACAGCGTTTCTTATAACTCTGATGTACAGGCAGTATTGACTTATACACCAACTGGAGCATTGTCTACAGCTGGACAAGCGTGGATCAAGATCGACTTCATGCAGGGCAAGAACCTTGCTTCAGGAGATACTTGGTAAAATAATATAACCGTGAGTGGGGTGTAATGACCCCACTCTTTTACAAGGGGAATTAAAAATGGCACAATACGTAAAAAAATTATTCGATGGAGATAGGAAAGCAGTCTTTTCATTCACAGCAAAAATAGCTTCCACTACTGCTGAAACATATAATGTTGATGCATCAGGTCTTAATGCAAGAAATGATGGTACATCATGTACATATGTTGATATTAATAGAGTGTGGTGGAGTGTTAATAATACTGCTGTAACAAAACCTCTTCTTTTAGAGTGGGTTAATAGTGGAACAAATCCAATTGCATGGTCGTGTAATTATGCAGAGGATCAGGACTTTAGTTCTATTGGAGGATTATTAAATACTAAAGCATCTAATTATACTGGTGATGTTTTAATTAATTTTTCTTCTGTTACTGATGATGATACTGCTAGTATAACTATTGAGTTTCTAAAACGATATTCATCAATTAGTTAAGGAGGTTAAATGGCTTATTCAGGCACTAGAGCATTTAATCTTAGCGTAGATGAGATCATCGAGGAGGCATTCGAAAGATGCGGACTTGAGGTACGCATGGGCTATGATCTTAGGACAGCCCGTCGATCCTTAAATCTTGTATTTTCAGAATGGGCTAACCGAGGACTTAATCTTTGGACCATAGATTATTGGTATGAAACCTTAACTGCCGGAACAAATAATTTTGCGCTTGATCAAAAGGTTGTGGATATAATTGACGCTACAATTACTACGACTGCGTATGATGCTACTGATAGTACGCCTGTAGCTCGAGAATTAGCAAGTAATAGTGCCACTACTGATGTTAATGTCACTAAGATTTCTAGAACAGAGTATATGAATTTAAGTAGAAAGACTCAAAAAGCTAGTGGAGGGGACGCTAGACCTACTCAGTTTACTATGATTCCAGGTGTAAGCACTTATAGTGATATAGCAGACGATACAACAGCCACAAGTGGAAGACCGGAACAGGACACAAGAGTGTGGCTCTATCCTACTCCAGATAAGGCGTATGTTTTTAAATACTTTTATATCAATAGAATTGAAGATGCAGGCAGTACTAATGCTGGTTATCAGAATAATGTTGATGTTCCTTATATGTTTCTTCCTTGCTTGACGGCTGCATTAGCGTATTATATAAGTGTTAAAAGAGCTCCTATGATGAGCGCTATGTTAAAAACTATTTATGATGAAGAATTTGAACGCGCGGCCGATACTAATAGAGAACGAGTCTCGTTTAGAGTTAAACCGGCGCAAGCATATATACCATAGGAGGGGATATGCCAAAATGTGAATGTGAATGCGGTCCTGATTGCAGTTGTGGAGATAGCTGTGAGTGCAAGGACTGTGAATGTAAAAAGGAGGACAAATGAGCAATCCATTATGGAATAAATCAACAGCCAATAGCCGTGATGCTTCTGGAAAGAAAGCCGGCGTATGGAGCGACAGAGGAACGGCAGACGCACCAAAAGCTGTAAGAGCAGGGGCTATTACTACTAAAGGTATTGCGCCTACTAGTGAAGGAAAAGCTTCTGGTGGAGAATCTTTTAAGATTTCTAAAGGAAAAGTTTCAGGTACCATGCAATCAATGGGCGCTGCTAAAAAAGGCGGCAAGTATACTTGGATTTAATATATGGCTTACGCCACAGGAAAATATGCATTATTCATTTCTGATCGTAGCGGACTACAATTTCCCTATACAGAAATGGTTACAGAATGGACAGGAGCTAAAGTGCACACGAGTGAGTATACTCCCAAGGCCCCTCAACTGATGCCGCATGAGCATTCTCCTGATCCCCAAGCATTACAGTTTTCAAGACCGGCGAGAGTTGCTCCGGCAGCATTAATTTTATTACCCATTAATCCATTTGAAACTTACGCTTCCGGCTCACAAGTTATAAATGTTCATTCTCCGGATCATGGGAGATCTACTGGTGACACGGTTAGATTCAGAGGAAATCCTTTTGTATCCTCTGAAACAGATGTATTTGCAGATTGTCAAGCGGTAGACGGCATTACGGGAGCAGTTCTTTGCGCTGTGGCCGGCTATACAATTACAAAAGGAAAATACGTATCAGGGTCCAGTGATGATTCTGATGACTGGTATTATTTTTCCACAGGTGCGTCAACAGCAACGACTGGAGGAATTAGAGGAGGAGGTTATCCTGTTTCGGCAGGTCCTGTAACCATAAGCGCATAATGACAACATACGCACAATTAACACAACAAATATTAGACTATACAGAAGTTAGCACGGATGTCCTGACGTCTACTATTACTGATGATTTTATTCGGCATACTGAAAATGATCTTTTAAGACAGCTGGACATTCCAGCTTTTCATGCCTATCAATATACAACTTTTACTGCTTCTAATCCTTTCTTGATTGTTCCGGGAGGAACAGCCCCAACACCATCGACATTTTCTGTCATTAGAAGTGTTAATATTGTAGCAGATGCAGCTTCAGCTACTACTACCGGAGATAGGACATTCTTAGAGGAAAAGGACAGGTCATTTATGAATGAGTACTGGCCAAATAGAAACTTGACAGGAACCCCTAAATATTATACACAATGGGATTACAACAGTATATATGTTGTTCCAACACCAAGTTCAGGCTTGACTTTTGAGCTGTCCTTGAGTAAATTGGATCAGGCTTTATCAAGTTCTGTTACAACTTCTTGGTTAAGTCTTAACGCTCCAAAGGCGCTATTATACGGTTGTCTCGTGGAAGCCTTCACATTTTTAAAAGGACCCATGGATATACTGCAAACTTATACACAATCATATGCTCAGGCTGTTCAAGCTGTAGCTATGCAACAAATGGGAAGAGCGAAACGTGATGAATATATGCACGGTGCATTAAGAATCACACGACCATCGCTTCAACCTCAACTAGGATCAATCAAGCCAATGGGTGGCGCGACACAACCAGGAGGACAATAATATGGCAATTACTCAAGCTGTAGCAAACAGTTTTAAAACAGAGGTATTAACCGCGGTTCATAATTTTACTGTGACCACGGGGGATACTTTTAAAATTGCGTTGTTTACTAGCTCCGCTACATTATCTAAATCGACGACTGCTTATTCAGCAACAAACGAAGTCTCAGGAACAGGATATTCTTCAGGAGGAAATACTTTAACGAGCGTTACTCCAGCATTAAGTACTGATACTGCATGCTGTGATTTTTCGGATTCATCATGGACAACTGCGACTATCACTGCAAGAGGGGCATTAATTTACAACTCTAGTCAATCAGATAAAGCAGTTGTAGTACTAGATTTTGGCGGGGATAAAACATCGACAGCTGGAACGTTTACCATACAGTTTCCAGCAGCAGACGCATCGAACGCCATTCTTAGACTGGCGTAAGGATTTTACATGGCGTTAGTCATTAATGACCGTGTAAAGGAGACCTCGACCACAACTGGGACGGGGGCACTTACCTTTGCGGGTGCAACATCAGGTTTTGAAACTTTCTCAGCGGGCATTGGTAATTCCAACACTACATACTATGCAATTGTAAATACTAACACTCCTACGGAATGGGAAGTAGGATTAGGAACATTAGCGGGTGACAGTTCTACCATTACACGTACAACACCAATCTCTAGTTCAAATAGTGATAGTGCGGTAGACTTTGGAGCTGGAACAAAAGAAATATTCTGTACACTCCCGGCAAGTAAAGCTATAATTAAAAATGCAAGTGGATATATTGATTCTCCTAGCGTAACACAATTAGATATTGTTGCTCAAGGAGATTTAAGGTTACAAGATACTACTGGTGGGGACTATATTGCCCATCAAGCTTCAGGTTCTACGGTTACCTATACAGTTACTTGGCCTGCGGGAATTGCGACTGCTGATGGACAAGCTTTAAAATCAACGACTGGCGGAGTCCTGTCATGGGGTACAGCTGGTACTGCATGGGTTGGGCTTAAAACAGC